TCGCGGTAGGGCAGCGCCTTGTTCATGGCAAACGTATCGGGCTCCCATAGATCGAACCGGCACTTACGGCCCAGCAGCGAGTGCAGTGAGCCGCCGGATGATTTTTCGTTGAGCCGGTTAGTAACGCCGTTCATCAAGCCTTTAACGAACGGTACGCGGTCGTGGTATTGCTTGGTCAGGCCCTTGGCTTCTTCGACCGACACGTCGAGTTGTTCGGACAGCTTGTTCACGCCCATGCCGTACATCATGCCGAGGTTGATCGTCTTGGCTTGCTTGCGCGGGATGTTAGCCATCTCCGCCACCATGGTATGGAAGTCGGTGTCGGGATTATCGTTGTAGGCAGCGACAAACTCTTTAGCGCCCTCCAATGCAACGCCTCGCGTTTTACCGTATACATGCGCATAATGTACCAAGATGCGCGGTTCCTGTTGCGAGAAGTCAATGGCCGCCCATTGTTCGCCTTCCTCTGGAAGAAACAACGAACGAATCATTGGTCCCAGTTCTGGGTCGCGGGCCGGGATTTGTTGAAGGTTCGGGTTGGACATTGAGATACGTCCAGATACCGTGCCCCCATCGTCGGAACGGATTTGGTTTATATGGGAATGTATTCGACCATCAGCGTGGCAGTGTTTCATGATTGTATTAATGAAAGTGCCGGATGTCTTGTTCAGGTTCCGAGCTTGAGTGACGAGTTGCGCGAGGGGATGCTCATGCTCTTGGAGGAAGAGTTTCGTGAACGACGGTGCGCCCTTTTCAGTGCGTGGGTAGTGGACGCCGACTTTATCGAACGCTTTAGCGAGAGACTGAGCAGCCCAGATTTCGACATCAGTGCCACAGATGCGCTTGATCTCCTTCACGACTTCCCGTTCCCGCTTGAGCAGGCTATCCCTAGTTCGCTCGACCTTATCCGTATCTACCCGAACGCCCCGCATCGTCATGTCAACGAGACATGGGAGGAGGTCAAGTTCGAGGTTAGCGATAGGCCACAGGCCCTCTTTGCCAAGTTGAACGGAGAAGTAGTTCCAGAGTTCGAGGGTAAGTTCAGCGTCACCCTCTGCATACGGTCCAACGTACATGGCGGGCATCTTCCACATTTCTGCTTTCGGATCGACTCCGAACTCCCGCGCCGCCTCCACTAGACCTTTCTCTGATTTAACTTTGCCCAGATGGTCGTAGGCCAATGCGTTCAGGCTGTAGCTGAAACGGTTTTCGTCTAGCAGTGACGCGACGACCATGGTGTCGATGATGCGCCCGTTTACTTGGAAACCCATCTGCTTGATCCAGCCCAAGTCATACTGCGCGTTGTGCATGATCTTATCGGCAGGACACTCGAATACTTTTTTGAGCCAGCGGTTGACGACCTTCTCATCAAGGTTGCCCCCACCAAAATGACGGATAGGAATGTATCCCGACCAATCTTCTACGGCTACGGCATATCCCACCACCTCACCGTCACCGGTAGGCCAGCCGGGGCCGTTTGATTTGAGGTTCGGGTCGCGTGTTTCTACGTCGATGGCTATCTTTTTAGCTGACGTGATGTCCGGCAGTTCTAGCGGCGGTATCCACTCACTTTTTGGTGCGAACATGCTCATTTGTAGTTTTGCCATTGGTTTTCCCCGATGATTTGGTTTCGTGTACAAACTCTGTTCCGAGAGCCGTGTACCCTGCTTTGTCTATCCACGAGTCTTCGTGGTCAATGCTTTCCACCAATCTGCTGGTCTTAACCCAGTCCATCATCAAGGCGACGTGTGCGGGCGTTAGAAAGCCATGGCTTGTCATAGCGCCCTCCACGATTACGTTCCATCCGGCAGCAATCCGCTTATGGTTATGCAAAGCGTCCCCGTAGTCTTTGGCCCGCGGGCCGTTGATAAGTTTCTCTGCCGCGTGAAGTAATGCTTCTCTTTTCATTTAATGTACCGTCTGGTTAAGGGGGCCGAATACGCACCATTCTTTGAGTTCTTGGTCCCATTGCAAGGTAAGACCGGGTATGTCCTCGTCTTTTATGAGGGGGTTATCCCAGTCTCTTTTGGAAACTTCGCTTTCGTAGACCACGCCGTATTTGGCTTCAGCCTCCTGCATCATTTCCATGTACTGTCTGAATGTAATCTTGGTCATAGGTCATAACTCCGTGATACGTCTTCTGCGTCTACAATGTATAAGTTCTTTTTAGCACGGGTTACACCTACATAGAAAACTCTATGAGTATCGTCCGGGTTTTTCTGGAATTGTGTATCGGCTGCTGGACTGAGGTCCGTGAACAGTACGACGTTATCGGCCTCGCCGCCCTTTGATCCGTGGATCGTGGACGCTGTTATGCGGGGAATCCCATTAAACTTCTCTCCTCTTCTAAGGAGTGCTGTGACATAGGCCCGGTCGGTATCGGGCAGCTTGTCCATGGCAACGGACCAGATCATATCCTTTGTTGCTTTTAGACCGTGGTGTTCGGTCAGAGCGTCAAAGGTGACTAGCTCGTTGTCATCTACTCCCGGCAGCTTTTTAAAGCCGCGTGTTAATCGGTCACCTATTGCCATATAGCTGTATATTATACGCGCTACGCTGCCGGTTATTTCTTTTCCTTTGCGCACTTGCTCCCAGCCGTTGACGGCCTCGCTCACCTTTTCGCTAATGGACCGTCTGCCGCGGTAGTTGAACAGGTAGCCGTTGGACTTGAGGTCATTGGCTACGGGGGTGAGTTGGTAGCCTGCTTGCGACAAAATCAACCAGTCTCCTTGCGCCATGTCGAGGGAGTTGATAGTAGTAATCCGCGTCACATTGCCGGGTTCTTCACGGGGTTCGTAGTCTTTCGGAAACCGTCTGGCGATGCGACGCACGACATTCTCCGCCACATCATGCACACGTTTGGGTATGCGGTAAGACTGCGACAGTATTTCTGAGCCACCGGGCAGGTTAATAAAGTGGTCTACGTCTGCACCCGCCCACCGGTAGATGGCTTGGTCATCGTCGCCAGCGCAGTACATCTTCTTGGATCGACGGTCGAGCAGATGGGCTATGTCCCACTGGAGCGGGGACAAGTCTTGGGCTTCATCTAAAAAGCACAGATCAAACTCTGGGCAAAACTTTTCATCCCCGTTGGCAAAGTGTTCGAGCATGTCCGTAAAGTCAAACAGGCCCATGCTTTCTTTGTATTCACGCAAGCACTTATCGACAAAGTTAACGGTGTTCCAATCATGCTCAATGTCACTGATGTTGTATTGGTCCCGTAGTGGGACCTTGCGCAGGCGGGCTAAGTTAATCAGCCCAAGGATCGGGTCGCTGCTGGCCACCATGCTGGGCACGTCATCGTCTATTGACGTGTTCTTTTGGCCGCCCAGTTCGACACCAATGGCCCGACTAAGTTCCCGATAGTTTTCTTCCTGCATGACCTGCTCTGATCGTATATCGGACATGGTTAGCGCCAGACTATGCAGCGTCCGGAAGAAGATTAAGTCGTGCTTGGGGTCAAGGTTAAAACGGACAGCCGCCCGCTCTTTTGCCTCATTTGCCGCTTTTCGAGTAAAGGCCAAGAAGGCAATGCGGTGAGGTGGTGTTCCCTCTTCCAGCGCCTTATCGACCATGTTGAGCAAGGTTGTAGTCTTACCTGTACCCGGCGGTCCAAAAATTCTAAACATCTTTTTCCCTTCGGTATATTTGTTGCACTCTCTGCTTTGAGATACCGAATAGCTTGGCTACTGCGGTCATGGTCATTCGTTCTTTGTCAATCAGCCGAACGATTTCTTTATCACGGTCTTGCTTCGACAGACTGCTCAAAACGGAGCCTCCTCTTGGTTACCAAAGGCGGGCGACTTTATCTCAACGTCGGCGCTTTCAAAGGCCGGTATCTTCCATACTCGTACAGACCGACCCTTAATCTTGAGAACCATACTCTCGCCATTAATATCACGAAGACGCTGCGCAATTTTGTGAGACTTATATTCGAAAAACTTATTCTTCTTGAGATAGCTTTCAAAGTCTTTGAGACGGAAGTACGTGACCTCTTCCTCCTCATCGGTCCATGGGCGGCGGAGCAGGATTTCTTCTTTATCCTGCGCTTGCTGTAGGTGGCTGCAAAACTCTTCGAGGTAGTCGTAAAACTGCCCGCTAATACTGGCGTCTTGTGCTACTTCCATGATCGCGCTTTCGTTGTCGCGCATTTCGGACATGAGCGTACTGATCCGGCTTTCCCATTGCTGCTTGGCAACGGACCGTGGCATGAAGTTCAGTTGCTCCATGCAGTTCTTTTGGAACATCGGTTGGCTCATCAGAGCATCCGTGTCTAGCTCCAGTGGTTCGCCGTTAACGTCCATAAACCAGACAGGCGGGGTGGAGTTATACTTCCGAAGGTTTGCTATCGTAGCGCCCGCTACAGCGGCTCCTATGCCGAATTTACGGGTACGGCACAGTTCTTTGTTGCAGTGCGCGTTGATTGGCGCGTCAGAGCATTTGTAAGCGTAGTCTTTGCGGTCTAGCTGCTTGGCAACTATGTTGACCTCTGGCAGTGGCAGTGGCGGAGATAGGTACTCCATGTTGTAGCGTAGTATTTCCGATTCGTAGCTATCTGGGTACGCCTTGCGTAAGTAAACCCCGATATTGAATAGGCCATTGTTTCTGCCTCCTTCGCTAATGCGCTGCTTGCACAGTATCTGCAAACAGGGTGGACCGTCTTTCAGCAGGTCTTTTTCACCCGTGTCCACTATCTGAAGCTTAACAATTTCTTCAGGGGTTTGAGCAAACTTTTGGTGTAGCTCAATAAATTCATCTAAGTCGGCAGATGTGCCGTCATCTAGGAATGCGTAACGCAGGCCATTCTCGTGATCGTAGTAGGGTAGATTGAGAAAGTTTCCAACGTCACCACGGTCTAGGTGCAGCTTAATCTGTTTTGGAAATATCTCGCTCTCGCCATAGCCGAGGGCCGCGGACATGTGTTGCAGAGACTTCTGCATGTCTTTTGCTGAAACCCATTCGGTTGAGAACAGGAAACAATGCGCACCGCCTGACTTGCTGCGGCACACTACTAAAGGTAGTTTTAACTTTCTTATCTTATCAACAAGGTGCTTGTGGTCGAGTGGATACTGGTCCACGTCAATGCAACCCCATTTGCACATGTTGTCTTCGTTGATCGGGATGATACCCAATCCATTGCCCTTGCCGGACAAGTGGTTTTCCCAAAGTTTCTTCGTTCTGGGTTCACGTGTTACGCCTGCTTTACCTTGCGCCTTACCATTAGCGGCAGTTTTTTCGATCTTAAAGTAGCCGTGGGCTTCTTTCAGGCCATCAAATATGGCCATAAATTTTTCTACTGACATCTGTGCCCCCATACGGAAAAGAACGGCGGGGCGCTAGGCCCCGCCAAGTGACTCATTAAAACGGTGTTGAGCCGTTTTCTTCGTCATCCGTATGTTTCACCACAACATCGCCTGCGGTGATGCTCTCTGCAAACGCCTTCGCACGGGTATACAGAGCGCCGTCCTCAATGACGCCTTCACAGGACATTTCCCAACCGTGCCACGAACCTTTTGAGTTCTCTTCGGCAATGGTCTTGAGATGGTAAATGTGGCTAAAGCGGGGCGGGGTAAACGGCCCGTTAGCACCTTGCATTGAGCGAGACGCCATCATGCTATTCCACTTCCGGCTCTTTTTAAGCTGGGTAGATTTCATAGCGATAAGGGCCGTCTCGTGTGACCCATCTTCGTTGATAAGGAGTACAAAGTGCTGGTGAGTTTCTTCGATGTAGTCACCATCACCTCCGACAACGTATTCTTTGTTGTCATCAGTGGAACGCTCTGTCTTTGGACGCTCCTGTCCCGGCTCGTAAATTGCCAAAGGCGCACCGCTTCCGCTGCCACGCGGAGCCCACTGGATAAACCTACGCTGGTAAGCACAAGGTACGACACGCACCCCTTCCTTTCCTTTGTACGCCAACCCGGTAACGGTGTTGTATATATCGCCCTTACGAGCATCGACACTTTCGTCATCCAATA